TTATCCCACGCCGATGTCAAGTATTTATTTTACAGCTTTACCTGGATCCAGCTGCACGGTCCGCATCCTGATGCTGCTGTCCTGCTTTTCTGAACAAAAGCGTGGATTACCAATGGGAAATGGGAGTTCACCTCTTCGGTACGCGGTACCAGCTGTGGTACAGCGAAGGTTCGCTGTTAAAAAATGTTGAATTTGCAATGGGAAATGGGAGATGGGAGATGGGAAATCACAGCTCACGCTGCACGGTCCCTGATGCAGGTACAGGACTCTTCAGGATGGTATCTAGAAGTTGGTTGTAGTCAACGGGATATGGGAAATTGGCACACGGGACGGGGGTTGATGGCTCATGGATCATGGCCGATGTCCACTGGTACAGTTTCAAAGCTCTCTCCGAGAGGGCCTTTCGCAAGATAAATACTCTTCCACCTTCTCTACCACGCCTGATAATCCACGACTTTTGATATTTAGATAACCGAATGGCTGTACCAGAACTTACCTTTAACTCTAACCAAAACTCTATACCTTTACTGCACCCATTAACGTCTGGAACTCCTAGTCCTACGTTTGTTTCTATTCTTTGAAAGTGTACGTTTGGTAACGCTTTTCTTAGCTCTTCGTATAGTTTTGATTCCTGTTTTCTCATTGATTTTATCTCCTGAGTTTATATTCTTTTGTATGTAAGGTAAGAACCATTTGTTATCTCTAATTATTTGAGAGAGTGTATTAGATAAATTATTAACAACAAGCTCTTCATCTTTATCTGCAGCTAAACAATTACCCTCTGAATTAAGACCAGAATGATACACAGCTGAATGTAACACTTCATGTAAAAGAGAATTTGCAAGTGATCTTGATGACTGAGTTTTATCTAAATTGATTACATTTTTTACAGAATCATACTCCCCAAAACAATGATCGTCGTTATCATTAGAAGGTGAAACAAGATTAATTTGAACATCCTCGTAATTAACTCTTATCTTTTTTTTCAATATGGACACTTACAGCTCCTACGTTGGTTGAGATTAAATGAGAGTTGTGATGCTTATGGAAAGCGTTCCAAAATTGTTTCTCAGTCTTCCAACGAGTCGTCGCCTTCTTCGGCTTCGATTTCAAGGACTTTGCTATTTGGGATTTCATCACGTAGCTCATTTATCTGTTTAATTAATTCGTCTTTTGACATTGCAGAAAGGTCTTGAACTTTAATTTCTTTCTTGTCAACATATAAACCAACAGATTGACCTAACCTAAACTCTGCATTGATCGCAGCAGCTAGTTGTCCTTTGTCCTCTGCTTTTTTTGATAAATCGTCTAGTCTTCTCAAATGTCTGTAATGATCCTTATAAGTCTTTGCAGCTGAATCTCTTAACTTCTCAATGTAAGCAACCACATGCGGATACTTATCAGGATTAGTTAATAAACTACCTGTCTTCTCACAAATTTTGTCAGCGTACCCAGCAGCTTTAGCAGCCTCTTTTTTGGTAACGTCTGGATATCTAGATACAAAATACTCAGCAAATGTTCTTTGTTTTGGTGTTAAGAACTCTGCCCCTTTTAAACGTTTCTTTAATGCTCCAACGGTATTCATAATTTTCAATATCTATATAGGTATAATAATCTAAATATATATACTTACCACAAAAAAGGTCACCTAACCAGTAGAGTTACTTATAGTAGTCTGAAATTCAGTGTACTTTCAGTGTACTACACTGAAAGAATAACCATTGGTATATAAGGATAATAGTCTATTTTCCTGGTTTCAGTGTACTCGGTACTATTTTTCGTATCATAACTGTCTGTACCTTACTGTACCTTATAAGATATCATAATTTAGAACCATTCTAAACTATATTATTTGCCGTCGTCCGTGATTCGTGATAAATTATTGACATGGAGGTAGCACATGAATAAAACTTAGCTGGGTATTAATTACTCCCTCTCGGCCCAGTGGTTTTTTTAGTTGATTTTTTTCGCCCACTGGGCCTTTTCTTTAAGATACTTTCGTACCTCACTAAAACCTTCCTTATTTTTTGCAATATGTTCACAAGCTCCTATAAACTCTAGATCTGTATAATCATACTTCATACGGTTTACAAACCAACAACAAAACACCACGTTTCCCCACTCATACGGCCTCGTAGAATCGAATCTATCAATACTTATGTTAGTCTCCTTCGCTTTACCTAACCCAAGCTCCCAGGTCATCTGTATGCCTGAATATGGACAACGGACACCGAATCTTTCAAACTGCAACTTAAATATTTGTAAATACTCATGTCGTAAAAGTTTAGATTCTTTACGTTTTTTATGAATACTATTATTTCTTAAATTTTTTGTAAGATAATCTATATATTCTAATGGATTTGATGAATGTTTTGCAATACGACTTGTATTCAAACAAGTTCTACACTCCGCCTGGAGTCTTCGTTTTCCAGCTTTAAAATAAAATTCTTGTAAATTTTTTGTGATTCCACATTTACTACATTCTTTAGTGGACCGTCTAACTATTCTATACTTTAACTCAAAGTCTAATTTTTCTTTTTCTGTTATATTCTTTACGCCAATTGATGTATTTGATTTGATCTTTTGAGAAGTAGACCTGCTCATTGTCTACCATTCGTTGGTAAGTGTCGTATACGTAAGTGTAATCAAGCCCAGCCAAAGAACAGACAGTATTAAAATCGTCACCCCCATCAGAGAACCAACCGTGTGCCTTATATTTCTGTACCACCAACGGTCTTTCCAAACCAGGATATATAACATCTTCAAAAGCGCGTTGGAGAACAGCCCTCCATAATTTTTGTTCTGGTAATATTTTTTTAGACTCATATCCTGTTTTTAGCTCCTCGATTAACATGGTAATGAATTAAACGAGGACTGGGCCAGAATGGTAGCTCTGTAGATGACAAAAGAGATCACCCAGCCCTCATTTAAGTCACTTAACTACGCGTAATACTCTCGCATTAAGTTTCTCCTTATCTGTTTTATTACGGATCTGATCAAGGTGGACTCTGAAGGCCATGCCACTATCATCAAATCCAAAACTAGCTCCACAAAATAATCCATACATAACAGATTTAATTTTTTTAAACTCTTCACGACTCGTTCGCGAAGCGATTAGTTTTATTGCGTTGTCTAGTTCAGCCACAAATACTCCTAAATTATTGTTATTAAAATGAAAAATGTAAATAGAAAATGATTCGTTTTTATAGTTGTACGTCAACTATCTCGCTTATACTCTTAATTGTATTTCAATACAAGTGCTATTTTTTATCAACTAATATTTTCTTAATATAAGCCTCTGGAGTCATTTTACGATCCTTAGCCCGTCGTTCGACTTCCTTTTTAATTAATAGCGATATGTATTGACTAGGCCCCCTGTGTTCCTTACCGCATAATCCCTTTAACACATCGTAGTCTGGTTTGCGTACCGCAACTGATTTATGCCTCATTATGTTCATAATTTATCCTCTTCTTTCTCAATTAGTGTTACTATTTTTTCTAAACTTTGAACAGAACAATCTTTAGTGAAGTTAGTTATTTTTCTTTTGTAGGCATTTTTAATCTCTTGGTGTCGTCGGCCTTTGTTGGCCTCCTGCACCGCCCTTACCTCGTCTAAAGTTTGATCAACCATTTTTAAGTTCTGTTAAAGCTTTAATTTCAGCTTGTCTTTTTCCTGTTTCAATTTGTTGATCAAAATAATCACCATCAGTAAAACTAACCATGCAAGGATAGTCTGGAGATCTTTCCAATTTACCTTTTGGTGTTTTTCTCGCCTCCATAAATGCTTTTTTAGTTTCAGGATGCTGTTCTGTCATATACTTTAGAAGATCTTTTCCATACACCATGAATGCATAAATATTCTCTTCCCAAGCCTCTATGTTATCAATCCAATCTTCCAATTGAATTACTACCTTTTTTGTTTTTGATCTTGGTTTATTTTCTTTTGTCATTTTTTTCTCCTTGTTAATTCATGAAACCACGTATATCTCTAATAGCTTTTTCTGGTGTGTACCCAGTCTTTTTTTCAAAAGCTTCAAAAAACTGTTTTAATCTTTTTTGACATTCTGCATCGTTAAGTGGTGGGTCTTCACCTACAATATGTTCATCTATTAAATCTCCAATGTCATATTTTTCCATTAACATCTTTACCCATTTAATAACAGGGTTATTTAAATCTATTCCTTTACCTAAACTCATGTCAGTCCTATTAACATCATCAGAACCAAGATTGAAATCGTGCGCGGAAAAGATAGCCATAGCAAAACAAACATAACGACTAAAATTAATAATATCTTCATCATTTCTCAATTTCTGCATTAATCATCCTTTTGGCAATTGTTTTATCAAATAAATTATATCCAGTTTCACCTAGCACTAATGTAATATCTGCTATACGTCCAGCAATGATATCAATAAAAGCTTCATCTTTAAATTCGGATTCTTTTACAGACTTGATGAGACTATCAATTTTTGCATTTAGCTCTTTCCAACTATATACATTCATTTAATTTACCTTCCAAAAAGTTATTTTCTGCTTTACGGTGTTGAGCAAAGTATTAAAGATTCTTTCTAACCTTGTGTGATCGTCCATGGTTATGACATCACTCTCTTTAGTTCCAATAAATAATTTTATTTGTTTTGAATCCCTATCTATTTCAACTGAGAAACGTTGTGTATTACCATCGTTAAGATCTAACCTTGATCCTTGGTCGGTGGTTTTTAATTCCGTATCTATAGTTGTTTGTTCAGCTACCAATTTCTTCATGTCCCATGAATATAGTGTTGACATGGTGATTGTCAAGTAATAAAATAACTCGTAAGGTAGCTTTATGAAATATATTTTAGTTTTATATATGTGCAGCATGATCAATAACGAGTGCCCTAATCATCATATACCAGGGTTTACTTTTACATCGCATTATGATTGTGTAGAATATGGTTATAGAGTAGCTCACGGTACGTTTAAATCATTAGAAGAAACTGAAGAATTTGATCAAGAATACGTAGAAAATAACAAGATAGTTGTTAAATTTGAGTGCAGAGCAGTACCAAACAATGATAAAAAAGGTGATCCTGCATAATACTTGACTTTTCGTCCCATTTTCATTAATCTACATACATGAAGACGTATCGTGTACAAGTTCGTTATAAAGAAAAGTATTACGATGCTGAAGTTAAAGCTGATGACGATTTTGGGGCTTTAGTTGAGTTCTTTAAACTAGGTTTCGAGGGTAAAATTGAACCTCAAGATGAAGGATTCTGTGATCCAAATCGTTGTTTTGTTACTTACGAGGAGGTCAACGATGTTACAAAAGTTAATATCGGAGAAACTACAGTTGGAGTCGCAATGGGCCAACAAAGCGTTAGCTCAGGGTAGAGTGACTACTGACATGAAGTGGATAGACATAAAGATCAAAAATATTAGAGTCAAAATCAATGAACAAAGTGAGATTGACGCTAGATTAGGTCTTTTAGATGTAGATAAAGACGAAGAAAAAACAGACACGTAGTCTTTTCTAACATTTTTTTTTAAATCATTAATTTGATACAAGGGTTTTGTGCCCTCTTTTTAATCTTGAGCAGATCCCCAATCTTTACCGATAGCAACATCAACTAAAGAAGGAACTTTCAGTTCACTTATACAATTTTCCATTATTTTTTTTATTTCATCCGCATCCTTTGCAGGTCTTATATTAAAACATAATTCATCATGTATTTGTATTAAAGGTAGATAACCAGCTTTATAACATTCAATCATAGCCACCTTAACTTGATCAGCAGCTGAACCTTGTATTAATCTGTTTAGTGCTTTGTAAGTCCCAGCTCTTTTTATATTGTTCTTTCCGTATTTTTCTATTGCTGATTCATAAGTTTCTGATTTAAATAAACCCCATGCCATAGGCTCCCACTTATCAAATCTACATTTACGACCACGTATGGTCCGTATAGATCCGTACTTCTCAGCAGATTCCATACACCTGTTAGCTAGTTGTTTGACAAATGGTACTCTCTGATTATATTCTTGTAAAAGTAACTTGGCTTCGTCTGTTTCGATTCCCAACTCATTGGAAAGTTTTCTCGCACCCATACCGTAAAAGATTCCCAAGTTAATTGTTTTTGCTTGAGATCTGGGGATTCCTGCCATTTCTGCAACTGTTTGGTGAAAGTCTGCGTTTTCTTTTTCATAAGCCTCTACTAGTTTGTCTGATCCTGGAAATCCAATTGAAGATGCGTAATGAACTACAAGTCTGGGCTCCTGTTGACTATAATCAAACGAACCCCATTGTAACCCAGATTCAGGTTTAAATAAAGACCTAATCTTTGTCCCTAATTCCTTATTCCTGGCTGGTACTTGTTGTAAATTTGGGTTAGAATAGCTCAACCTTCCTGACACTGTACCGCCTCCATCACCTCGTAATTGATGTATTTCAGCATGAATACGACCTTTATGTTGAAACTTTAAAATAGAATCAATAAATGTTGCATGAAATTTATGAACTTCTCTTGCCTCTCTTATTAATTTTGCTATTGGAAATTCACAGTTCAGTAACCAATTAGCGGTAAAGCTTGGTTCTTTTGTTTTTTCAGTTAAAGGATATTTTATTTTAAGTTTATCAAAAGCTTTTGCGATAGATCTTGCAGCAAATATATCAACATCTACACCTGCTTCTTTTTTAATTTTTAAAAGTATATCATCTTCTTTTGACACAAATTCTTTTTTAAGTTTTTCAGCTTCTTCTAAATTAACACGTACACCTGTGGCTCTCATTTCAATAAGAATAGGTAACAGTTCAGTTTCAGTGTTAAATATATCAGTTAGTGATTGTTTCATTATTTCTGTTTTAAGGTATTGCCATAGCTTCAATGTAAGTGATGCATCTTGTTCAGCGTAAGCACCTACAAACTTAGCAGGTAATTTATATAGCTCACCTTTTGCATTTACTCCCCAATCATCAGCAGCTTGTTTTAATTCTAATTCTGATTTTGTTTCACCCAATAAATCAAAACCTAATGCGTTTAATGAATAAGAAAATCTATTTTCATCTACTAAGGCAGCAGCTATCATTGTATCTATGATTCTACCGTTCTTAATCCGTATGCCGTGAGCCCTGAGCCATCCTACATCGTACGGTGCGTTATGAAAAATCTTATCTCCAGGCCCTGAAACCACATCTTGTATCCAATCAAGAACCATTTTAAGATCCATGTTAGACCCATTCTCATGAGCAATTGGATAGTATCCAACAAAACCATCTGCAGCCACAGCTATGCCTACAATATTACCATCCATAGTAGGCCATCCAGGCCCTTTATCTTTGATGCTTGGATCTTTAGTCTCCAGGTCGATAGCTATTTCTTTAGCTGTTTTAAGATCAGGAAAACTAGTTGGTGTTTTCCAGTCTGAACTTTCTCGGTACGTTAAGTTTATTTGTTGGCTCATAAATGTATTTGTCCTCTATATGTTTGTTCAATTGATCTTTGTTACTAAATGCATAAAGTGCTGCGTTATATCCAATAGGAAAAACTTCCCAAGTAACCTCCTTAGTGCCTTCAAGATGCGGATACACTTCTAAAGTAAACTTATGCTTTTTTATTTTTATCTGTTTTTTTATTACTTTTGTCATTTTTAAGAAAATCTTTTTCAAGTTGGCAGTAATGAATTATTTTGTTTAACTGCTTTATCGGATCACCTTTTGTATATAATCTAGATGCGTATTTAATAATGTTTGATTGAGTTGCATTAAATTTGTTTGTTCTACAATAAGTAAAAGGTTGAAAAGGTAATTGTTTATAATGATCACCATCTTCCTGGTGGTCTAAGGGAAATGCTTCTTTAAAATCATTATCATTTATCATAATTTGTAACCTCGAAGTATTTGTAATTTTTCTTCAGCATTTGCAATTTTTTCAATTAATTTATCTACTTCGTCAACGTGTTGGGGATGTTCTCCAATTGCTACAGGCTTTTCTAAATATATTTTCAAAGTTGCTTCTGCCTCACTTATTTGAGAATTGTATCTATCTTCTAATGCATCCAATATTAATTTTCTAAACATATTACACTCCACACATTCCTTCACACTCTCCGTCAAAACCTTCTAATAAGTCTCCTTGTTTATCATCTTTCTTTTTAAAATCAACTTCAGATAAAGGTTTACCAGATCTGTGTAAATAATAATTGTTTTCTTCAGGCTTACATCCCTTAAAACCTGTTCTAAGTTTTTTATCTAACTGTACCACCTCTTCAAACTCATCAGGTGTTTCTGTTTTTATACGTAACCATTCTTCATCAGAATGATATGGACAGAATGTGCAAGCAGATCTTGGTGGTTCAGGAAAGTTATTATCTTTCATCCATTTAATACAATCAGCTCTAGACATCCTCTTATCAATTAATGGATATTCAAAATCAATATAATGATATTGAGATACCCTCATTCTTATAGATTCATCTTTAGATATACCAAATATTTGTTGAACCTTTTTATCTTTTGGAACTCTTTGTTTATAGCCTACCCCTAGTAATCTTCTTATCTCTTTGGTGACTGGTTCTATTTTATATGTTGCGGTACACATACGTCTGAGTATACCTTTCTTGCCAGTTATCTTATGTCTTACATACATCGGTACTGTAGAACCTCTAACATATGTTCCTTCGTTTGACTTGACCATACCTTCTTTTAATGAACCAGCAGATACAATATTTACTGGATATGACAATTGTTTAGTCAACCACTCTAACCACTCATATACTTTTGCAGGCTCAGACCCAGTGTCTGAAAATAATGCATAATCTACCATTGGTATCTCACCTTTTTCTATCATCAGTGCAAGTGTTGAACTTTGTACTCCTGCGCCTAACGACAATATTCTTAAATCAGCTGACATGTTTAACTCTCCTTACTTCATTTAACATTCTAGATAGTGGAAAATAATACTCACTAACACTTCTTAATATATGAATATTTTGTTTTGCTCTAGTCACACCCACATACCATACCCTGTATTCTGAGCTTCTATCTAAACCAATTTTATTTTGTATTGAAGCAATCCAATTAGTTTTTTCGTAAATAACAACATTATCAGCTTCACCTCCTTTGATCGAATGTATCGTATCAATTATCATCTCTGAATTTTTAACAATATCTATGCCAGAATCAATAAGTTTTTCAAAATAAAACTTTTCTTTTTCTGGGAAGTTTCTATTAAATACTTCTGTCCATGGTTTTCTTAATGATCCAAGGCCACACCAAACATTTAAAAAATCATAGTTTAATTCTTGGCTGTTATGTATGTTGTACCATCGTTTAGATTCTATGTTTCGCCAACCAAATCCTATTTCGTTTATGTAGGTGTATATAATCTGAACTTCTTCTCTATCTACACTCTCACCTTTCATTAAACGTAACCAAATTTGTATTGCTTTCCATTTGTTAAGATCAAAAGACTTTCTGCCTTTTGAGTCTTGAAAGAATAAACCCATTTCCCTTGCTTTCATCCTAAGTTCATCTACTATATCATTGGTTCTACCTAACATGATCCATGATCCGTGTTCGCTGAATGGTATATCTTTCAATTTATTGTAAGTATTTATGCTACCTACATTCTGTTGAGGTATGAATTCCTTACGTTTTCTACCATGAATGTAACTTGCAATGTATTGTGAATAGTCATGTATGTCTGAAGGAATCCTGTATGATTTTCTTAATACATAATCTCTACCTGGAAACTCATTGAACTCCTCTACATCTGCACCATTCCATTCATAGATAGCCTGGTCATCATCACCTGCTAAAAATATCTTTTGACTAAATGCAGCTAATTTATAAATTAGTTTCCATTGTAAAGGTGTTAAGTCTTGAGCTTCGTCTACAATTAAAACTTTAAGTCTTGGTGGTACACCGTTCTCTATGTACTCTTCAATCATGTCTGTAAAATCTACTCTATGGTCTTCTTTAAACTCTTCGTAAGCTTCTATAATTAATCTGTATTTTGCAAACACTACACGTTTAATTCTTTCTTCTTTGTAAGCATCGTCTGGATGCTTAAGCATGTTTCTTGATTTGTCATAAACTCTTAAAGACCAATCGTTCCAAACACGTTGACCGTTGTATTTTTCAAACTGTAGTTTAGGTAATCCTAACACTTGTGCAAATTCCACCATATCTATTTCAGGGTCTATGACAGGTTTTGTTTTAAAGTTCTGTCTACAAAAACTATGTATAGTTCTAAAATTTTTTAAATCTTCATCAGTAAGTTTTTTAAATTGTTTTTCAGCTCTGTTCTTCGCTTCGTTTACTGCTTTGTTTGTAAAAGATAGATAAGCAATATCAGAAGGCATAACACCTCTTGCAAACAATTTATCTAATTTATTTAATAAAGTTGTAGTCTTACCTGTCCCAGGTGGACCGTATATCTTTACAGTTTTATTTGCTAACTGGTTCATCAAACTCTGCCTTTTTATCTTTTTTAAATATATTTGTAGATCTTTCAATAACTGGTTCTATAAATTTTGGACAATACCAGATATTTTTAATTTTGATTTTATCAAAGTAGTCTTTTTTAATTGCACCATTCTTTTTAAGAAAGTTAATTAACTCAAATTTCTTAACAGCTTTGTTTGATTTCTTAACAAACCTTTCAAATGTTTTATATTTAAATACAACCTTATCCTCAAACAGATACCACATGTCTGCCTCAACCTGTGATGAGTTCTCAGCTTGTTGTGTTTCTTGAGTAAATTGTATCATCATATCTTTAAACTCTTCTTGTGCTTCTGCCTCTTCGTCATAACCTTCTATGTCTTGTTGCATTGTTTTGAGAGTCATTAAAAATTGTCTAAAGTCTCTATCTTTTAATTTTTGCCAAACTATATCTGCTTGATCAAATAAAGCTTCTGCAAACAATTGTTGTTGGTTACATTGCTTACCAGATAGTTCTATAGTTTTCTTTTCAATTGTAAGATAGTAAATAGGTGGACTTGTTTTTAATCTTTGAAACGAATCAACCTTTGGCACGTACGCAGCAGTATCAATACCGTGCTTTAAAGTTTTACATAACTCTGCATTGCAATGATTCTTCATAGGTAAATCAGAACATTTGTATGCGTAATCTTTTTTCTCGTATTGTTTTATAAGTCCTTGTACTTCATGTTTTGGTAAAGGTTCGTTAAACTCTTCGTTTCTGTCCCACACTTCCTTTTGCCAACCATCTGGACTTTTCTTTTTTGCTAAGGTCGCAAAGGCAGTTAAAGCATTATTACGATAACCACCTTCACAACCATTACGAATTAAGGCTTGAAGACACGGCGGGTACTGGTCAAAGCCTTCTTCCGCAATATGTTGATCATGCACTTGGATTGCATGAAATTTCTCTGTTGTAAGACGATACTGTTGTACCCAATCAAACCAATCACTAATCGTGATCCCTGTTCCGTTGTCGTTGAGCGCGTATCGAGTAGTCCTTACAGCCTGTTGATACGGTATATTAAGCCAATTTCCTAAATCATTCTTATGAACCTTGATTTGACGTTGTTTTGGGAAGATCTCACAGTTAGATAGCCCTAGATCGGTCGCTAATAGCCCTAATTTTTCGATCATGTCAGATGCAGGGATTGGGGTCAAAACATGCAAGAATAGGTGTATACCGCCCGATTTGGAGCGATATGGCACCATAGGATAGTTTCTTTCCCTTATTTTAATTAATAATTGTCTAAAATCTTGGTCATACTTGTCTACGTCAATACAACCCCAAAAACAGGTGTTGTCCTCTCGTATAGGTATGACACCTAAATTGATTTGTCCGTTTAAATGTTGTTGAAATAATTCTTTTGTGACAGGGGCCCGCTTAGTTGTAGCGCGCCCCTTCTCTTTTCCAGTTCTGTTATCTTTAGACCCTTCAAGAAAGTACTCACCATAAGCACTATCAAGACCTTGAAAGACCTCTATGAACTTGTCCAGCATTAGAACGGCTGGTGTGGATTTCCCTGCTCAGTAAGATCATTTTCTTCTTCATGTTTTACCACTACACCTTTTGCGCAAGTCTTATAAAACTCTGACGCAGTTTGTAGTACTAATTCATTTTCAACCTTACCCGCATGATTGATTATCCAACTAGTCCAAGAACCTTTTGAATTGGTTTCTTGAGTTGTTGAAAGTCTATAAGAATTAAAAAACGATGGTTGACTTACAAAGTCCCCTTTCGAATTTTTAATTTTTGGCATAGCTTTCATCATAGAATTCCATTTTCTAGATTTCTTTGATTGTGTTCTTGACATAGTAATAAGCCCAGTTGTATCTGGTGTGCCGTCCTCATTCAATACCAAAACAAAATGATAGTTGGTCCCTTCAATATAGTTACCGCTAGGTAATACATCTCTGTTGTCCATACTTCTAGTTGTCTTTGATAAAATATCAGAATCAGCAGGATAGCTTGTTACTGGAGCCGTTTGACCTTGACCCCTTTGCTGCCATTCCACATATTCAAATTTATAAAAACAAGGAACACATAAGATACCTTTAGAACCATCGTACAATTTTTTTGTAATTGTATTTGCGATCATTCCTGTATCAGCACCTTCAATGTATTTCTCATTCATTTTTTTTCGTTCTGGCGATGCATCAGATATCAATTTGATAAAAGGCATCGACATATTCTCAGAGGTAATATTTTCCAATCCAGCACCTCCAAACTCTTCTAAGTAGTTTGTAGCTACAGAAAAGTTAGGCTTTTGTATTACTTCAGCCTTACTGGACTTCTTTTGTACTTGTGACATACGTTTCCTTATTTAATTGTTGTTGAGTTAGCTATATAAACTCCAAACAATTCATCAGGTATATCTCTACCTTTCTCGGTCATATCTTTTATCCAAGATGATAAAGTTGAATGATGAACGCCTTCTTTAAAGTTTGGATTCATACCATTATCACGCAAAGACACTAACATATTTTGCGCTTTGTCAGACTCACCCATTCCAAAACTTGCTGACACTTCAGTTTTGATAATATCTCCATGACCTTCTTTTCTTAACCAATCATGAGCTTGTGATTGATTAGCCTTAGAAATATGCCCTCTATACTTTAGATCATATCCAATAGTACCAAAGGGAGTTTTTATAGCATCTACACCCATTTCTTGAAGAAAATTAGGAATTTGTTCTTCAGATAAAAGTCTAGCTTTTTCCTTTAATTCCTTTGTTTTCTTTTCAGATTCTTCAATAGCTTTCTTAGTATCAACTAAGGTTTTAGCCATTTCAACAAGTGTTGATGTTTTTTCTTTATCCACTTTTTCAAGTGATTTTAGTATAGGATCTACCATTTTTTCTCCTTTGATATCTAATTAAACTATTGATTTTTATTGTCAAGTAAATTAAAAAACTTTTTGTGGTAGCTAAGTATAAATTTAAGACAGAACCTTTTGATCACCAACGTAAAGCATTAGAGGCTTGTTGGAATAAAGAATCGTTTGCCTTATTTATGGAGATGGGTACAGGTAAAACTAAAGTACTTCTTGATAACATAGGAGTTTTATATACCACACAAGATATAGATAGTGCTTTAATAATAGCTACTAAATCTGTGTATACTATTTGGGTTAATGATGAAATACCTAAACACATTAACATACCTTATGAAGTTTGTTTATGGAAACCTACCTTAGAAAAAACTGTAAAAAAATTTATTCAAACACCATCACAAAAATGTAAAATACTAGTTATGAATGTAGAAGCATTCTCAACTAAAAAAGGATACAATATCGCCTGTGATTTTTTACATAAGCATGATGCATTAGTTGGTATAGACGAATCATCTACAATTAAAAATATAAAGGCAATGAGAACTAAAAACCTAATTAAGATTAGACCATTAGCTAAATATAGACGGATACTAACGGGTACACCAATTACTAAATCACCAATTGATATCTATAGTCAGTGTGAATTTCTTGATCCCAAACTTTTAAATTTTCCTACATTCACTGCATTTAAAAATAGATATTGTATATTTGAAATGATGCACTCGTATGGAGATAAACAAATAGCTATACCAGTTGGTTTTAAAAATCTTGAAGAGTTAGAAAATAAAATAAAAGAATTTTCATTTAGGGTACGTAAAGAAGAATGCTTAGATCTTCCACCAAAATTATATCAGAAACGTGTAGTGCATTTAACAGATGAGCAAAGAATTTTATACAATGAACTTAAACAACAAGCACATACTAATCTACAAGGTGATTACATGACAGTTAATAATGCAATGACTGAAATAATAAGATTGCATCAAATCACTGCTGGTTTTTTTAAAGGTGAATCTTCTGTAATCAAAAAGCTTGAGAACAATAAGATGAAAACTTTATTTGAGATACTCGAAGAGTCAGATGCTAAAACAATCATTTGGGCTAACTGGGTTCATAACATAGAAGATATTACATCTGAGCTTAGACAAAAATATGGGCCTGAGTCCGTGGTTAATTTTTATGGTGCTGTCAGCAGTGAAGATAGGTCTAAAGCAATTAAATTATTTCAAAATGATCCTAACTGTAGATTCTTTGTAGCTAATCCATCTACAGGTGGTTATGGCTTAACTCTTACAGCTGCAACATCAGTTGTATATTATTCCAATAGCTTTGATGCTGAACACAGACTACAATCAGAAGAACGAGCACACCGTATAGGTCAAACTCAAAAAGTAACTTATGTAGATTTAATTACTGAGGGGACTGTAGATGAGAAGATTGTTCGGTCTCTGAAGTCGAAGTTTCGTCTTTCTGCTCAGACTCTTGGTGAAGTTGTT